GCTTGCAATGTATGTAGCGTACAGGTGGTATGTAAGCGTAAAAGAAACTGCCTACGAGGAAGCTGAGGAGAGCATAAAGCGTGCAGTGAGAGAAGCAGGCAGACCTGTGGTCAAGGTCGAAGTTGAAATGAAAGGAAAGTGGTAATGAACATTGTAGGAATACTGCTGATAACAATAGATGTGATTGCAGGCATAGATGTAGTGATGTACATATTACTTGGTGCCATTGAAAAGCACTGGGAGAAAAAGTTTAAGGAGGATAAAGATGATAACGAAAGAGGAGTTTGAAAAGGCGGTGGAGTGCTGTGCTAGTGACATCACAGATTGCGACGGCTGTCCGCTTTGTGCCAGCGATAAGCACCGTATGTGCAGTACATATCTTGCAGAGTACATAAAAAACGAGCCTGCACTGTCTGCCAACAGCACAAGCTCGGAGGTGGTATCAAAAGATACCGATAACATACACATTGATAATAGCACAAAAGAGCAGATTTGTCAAGCATACAAAACTGCTGATGAAGCTTGCTCAAATATACTTACTGTCTATGAGGGAATGTCAGAATGTGAGCAGAGAGCCTTTGATATCGGAGAGGCATACGGAAAAATATTCGACACAAGGAATAAGCTTGAAAAGTTGAGAGGCGGTGACGGCAATGAACATTAACGCAAAGAAAGCTCAGGACAAGCTGTCGCAGGAGCTGTCTGCCGCTAAGCTTGGCAAGTATGCGCAGGCGGTTGCAAAGCCTACTCTTGAGGCTCTCAAAACTTTCTGTGAGCAGAACGAGGAGTTCGCTCAGGCGGTTCTGCAGACGGACAGGACTTTCGCTGAGTGTGCGGAAAACGCTGTTAAGGGTGCAGGGGGAAGTATCTCGGATATCGAGGTCTACCGCAGAGCTGTAAGCTTTTACTTCAAGGGTGCGGACGTTCATTTCAATATGACTATCGACCTGGGTGACGGCTCGGACAGCGAAGAAACAGCAAAACCGCCTGTCAGCCTGTCACTTGACAGCTTGCTTGACTTCTGAGGCAGCAGTATGAAAAAGACAAGAAAAGAGGCTCTTATTTACTGCTTTCCTGCGGTGGATAAAGAGCTTATGGATAAGATGAAAGGCAAGGGTGCTAAGAATTATGTGGTGTTCCTCACAAGGGGTGCTGAACTTTTCGCACGTTGCTTTCACCGATACTCAAAGGGTGACCTTGTGGAAAGACAGCGTTATGTGTTCGCCCGTGACGGATCTGTGAGATACGGCAGTGATAACGGCATTAACTGGTCGGTGCGTAATGACTTCCGTGAGCCTGTCTTTTGCAAGTGCTGTATGGGATATAACTACGATAATTCCTATTCGGTGCTGAACATCAAAGCCATAGACAAGTCGGATATGCGTTACAGCCAGTATCAGCATTATCACGGCAATATGCTGATGAGCTATCTTCACGCATATTGCAAACACCCTAACCTCGAGTATCTTATGAAACAAGACTATGACGTAACAAGCGTGAGATACACAGGTTGGTGGGGATATCAGAAAAAATTCCTGCTCTCTCAGCGTGTGAACTGGAAAAGTAATGACCTGCTGAAAATGCTCGGACTGAACAAGACGGAGTTCAAGACACTCAAAGGCAGCGAACATCTGTGGGAGCAGTATCTTGACTATCGTGAGGAATATCCAAAACTCAGACCGGAAGATTTACTGAATATAGCAAAGGTCTTTAAGAACGAACACGGCACTCTTGAACGTCTTGTGAGGATAACAGGGCTTACACCGCAAAGGGTGGCACGATACATACACGAGCAGGAAATGACACCTCTTGATTACAGCGACTATCTGGAGCAGTGCGAAATGCTGGAGTATAACATTCACGATACAATGATAGCGTTGCCACACGATTTCTGGACAATGCACAACAGGCTCACTCAGATCATCAACTATGAGCATGACGAGCTTGTTTTGCAGAACTTCACGAAAAGGCTTGCAGAGCGTGTCTGCCTTGAATTTTCGGCAGACGGCTTACTTGTCAGACAGCCACACAGTTTGAAAGAGATAGAGGACGAGGGCAGGATACTTTCCCATTGTGTGGGCGGATATGCAGAACGCCATGCTATGGGAAAGCTAAGTATAATGTTTCTGAGAAAAGTTTCTGAGCCTGACAAGCCTTACTATACTGTTGAGGTGAACCAATACGGCGGTATCGTGCAGTGCAGAGGGTATAGGAACAACGTGGTACAAAACGGCGGTGAGGACAAACCGCAGGAGATAAAGGACTTTGAACAGAAGTATCAGCGGTATCTTGACAGGGTGTTCGCTGAGAAACGAAAGGAGTGTAAAACAGCATGAACGAACTATCGGCAGAATATATCAAGGCGGCTGAGCTTGACCGCAGGATAAAGACCTCAGCTCAGCTTGCACAGCAGAGCCTTTACGATATGTGTATGGGCTTTAAGGAAATGAGGGACAGCAGGCTTTACAAGGAGCTTGGGTATTCTGATTTCGGGGAGTACTGTGAAAAGGAAACAGGTTTTTCAAAGATGAATGTATACAGGTACATTTCGATCGCTGAAAATCTGCCACAGGATTTCGTAACCTCGAGGTTACAGATCGGAGTTAAAAAGCTGACACTTCTTGCTAAGCTTTCCGATGAAGAGCGAACAGAGCTTGCCGAAAATATCGACCTTGAAAGCACTACTGTCAAGGAGCTCAAAGCAAAAATAGATATTTTACAGAACGAGCGTGACAGAGCCGTGGAGTCAAATGCAGAGGCAAGCCATCAGGTCTTTATGGCGGATAAAAAGGTGCTTGAAATGAAAAATAAGGTAACACAGCTTGAAGCCGAGATAAAGGAGCTTGAGAGCCGTCCTATCGAGGTAGCTGTGGAAACGGACAGTAAAGAGGTGGCGAACCTTAAAGACGCTATGCGGCGTGTTGACCTTGACTGGTCGGAAAAATATTCAAAGCTTGAAGAAGACAGCCTGAAAGACCGCAGAGAACTTTTGCAGAAAGCTGAGCAGGCTGAAAAGGACAAGCAGGACAAGCTTTCACAGCTTCGTGAGGAGCTTGACAGAACTAAGGCGGAGTATGAGAAAAAGCTTGCGGAGAACGCTCCTGCAAGGCTTGTGCAGGACGATAAGGCGGTGTTCAAGGCTTATCTTTCAACCGCTGTGGACAGCGTAACAAGGCTTGTGGACTTTGTGAACGAGCATAATGACAGCGACAATTACGGACTTTTCACACAGAAAGCAAGACAGCTTGCGGATATTATCAATTCAAAACTGGAGGTATAAAAATGAAACTTTATGAGCTTACAAACGATTTTCAGAGGCTTTTTGACAGCCTTGAGGATATGACGGAAAATGCCGAGCTTACGGCAGAGGAAAAGGCTGAGGCTGAAAAGGTGTGGTTTGATACCCTTGAATGCGTCGAGGCTGAGTTTACGGACAAGGCGGAGAACGTTGCGGCTTATGTTAAGGTGCTGGGCAGCGAGGCGAAAATGCTTGAAGCAGAGGAGAAAGCCCTCAAAGCAAGACGTGAACAGAAGGTCAAGCAGGCAGAGAGCCTTAAAGCTTATCTTATGAACAGTATGCAGAGGGTAAATCTTAACAAGATAGAGGGCGTTATGGCTAAGATAAGCATTACAAAGGGCAGGGAAAGCACCGAGATAACAGACCCGAAAGCCTTTGTGGAGTGGGCAAAGGTCAATGATGACAGCCTGCTGAAATACAAAGATCCTGACATAAGCAAGACGGCTGTCAAGGCGGCTATCGAGGCAGGCAGGAAGATACCATATGCGGCTGTCGTCCGCAGACCGGGACTGACCATAAGATAAGGAGGAAAAGAGAATGGGACTTGCGATACTTGTATTAGGCTTTTCAGGAAGCGGCAAATCTGCTTCCCTGAGAAATTTCAAAGAGGACGAGCTTGCACTTGTGAACGTGAACGGAAAACAGCTTCCGTTCCGCACGCAGTTTAAGTCAACGATACATACCGACAATTACGGTGAGATAGAACGCTTTATGAAAGCTCAGACGGCAAAGTCCATAGCCGTTGACGATAGTCAGTATCTTATGGTGAATGAGTTTATGCGCCGTGCAAAGGAAACGGGCTATCAGAAGTTCACCGACATTGCAAAGAATTTCTGGGAGCTTGTGAGAAGCGTTGAAATGCTTCCCGAAGATGTTATCGTGTATTTTCTCAATCACCTTGATACAGGCGAGGACGGCAGGCAGAAAGCTAAAACTATCGGCAAGATGCTTGATGAGAAGATAACTGTCGAGGGTATGTTCACAACTGTGCTTAAAACTGTTGTGGTTGACGGCAAGTATCTTTTCGCAACTCAGACGGACGGCACTGACACCTGCAAAAGTCCTATCGGGCTGTTCGACAGTATGTACATAAGCAACGATCTGAAACTTGTTGATGAAGCACTGAGGACATACTATCATCTTGCAGACGAACATATCTGCTCAGAGTGCGGAAAGACGATAATGTCAGACGGCAGGCGTACTGTTCAGCAGATAATAGACGGCTCGATGAAGAATTACGGCAAACAGCTTTGCATGAAATGCGTTCTGAAAAGGGTAAAGGCGGCGAAGTCCAATGAAACTGCGAACGTATCAGAATGACCTTGTGGAGCAGGTAAGAAAGGCGTGGAGAGCAGGGTATAAAGCACCCTGCATAGTCCTGCCCTGCGGTGGAGGAAAGTCCTGCATTGTGGCTGAAATGGCCAGGCGGACGACCTTTAACGGCAAGAGAGTGCTTTTTCTCGTCCATAGACGTGAGCTTGTGGAGCAGATAAAAAAGACGTTTATTCGTTGGGGCGTTGATATGAGGCTCTGCGAGGTGGGTATGGTGCAGACTATTACAAGACGGCTTAAAAAGCTTGCCAGACCTGCACTTATCATAACTGATGAAAATCATCACAGCCTTGCTCAGTCCTACAAACGCATATACGAATACTTTTCAGATGTGCCGAGAGTGGGCGTTACAGCGACTCCTGTCCGCCTTAACGGCGACGGGCTTGGTGACGTGAACGACAAGCTTATCATTGGCGTATCCGCAAAATGGCTTATTGATAACAACTGTCTTGCACCTTATGACTACTATGCTCCTGACGTTGCCGACCTTACAGGGCTTCACGTTTCTCACGGAGAATATATGGCGGCTGAAATAGAAAAAGCTATGGTAAAAAATACTGTATTCGGTGACGTCATAAAGTATTACAAACAGTTAGCAAATGGCAAAAAAGCGGTATGCTACTGTGCTTCCGTCAGACATTCTCAGCGGACGGCAGAGGTATTTAATGACAACGGCATAAAGGCGGCACACATTGACGGCTCGACCCCAAAGGCAGAGCGTGACAGCATTATCTCAGCTTTCCGCAGGGGAGATATAACTGTGCTGTGCAACGTTGACCTTATCTCGGAGGGCTTTGACGTTCCTGACTGCGAGTGTGCCATACTCCTGCGACCCACCAAGAGCCTTACTCTTTACATTCAACAGGCTATGAGATGTATGCGGTACAGACCTAACAAAAGAGCCGTCATAATCGACCACGTTGGCAACTATGCAAGGTTTGGTATGCCTGACGATGACAGGGAGTGGAGCTTGGAGAAAAAGCCGAAAGCTCAGCATAAAAAGCAGGAGCAGAGCGACAAGGTGAAACAATGCCCCGAATGTTTTTATACTTTCTCTGCTCCTCCTGCGGGGGTGAAAGTATGCTGTCCTCACTGCGGATATGAGTTCCCCTCAGCCGAGAGAAAGCTTGAAACTGACAGCAGCGTGGGACTTGTAAAGGTGGAGGGATTTAAGCTTGACTTTTCAAGCCCTGCCGATTGCCATACCTATCCCGAACTTTTGCAGTATGCGAAAAGTCACGGCTACAAATCAGGCTGGGCGTATTATCAGGCAAGGCAAAGGGGGCTTATAGGTTGACGGAAGAACACAGGATACAAAACGAGATACGCTGTGCGGTATCGCCCTACTGCACTGTCTTTCGTGTGAACGTGGGCGAGGGGAAAACAGTTGACGGCAGATATTTCACCACAGGTGTGCCGAAAGGTTTTTCAGACCTGTTCGGCGTAAGACATAAGGACGGCAGAGCTGTCTTTATCGAAGTCAAAACAAAGTCGGGGCGAGTTCGTCCCGAGCAGAAGAAGTTCATAACAAAAATGCGTGAGTGCGGAGCATTGGCAGGCATATGCCGCTCGGCAGAGGACGCAGTAAATTTACTAACGGAGGAATAAAAAATGGGATTTAAGTCAAATCAATCAGAGGCATTTCAGAACGGATTAAAGCCTGAGGGCGATTACGAGTGCATCATAACCGCTATCGAGGAACGCACAACAAAGAAAGGCTCGGTGGGTCTTAACTTCACTCTCGTCATCAGAAATGACGTGCAGGGACAGAAATACGGCAACTCCTGCCTGTTTCACACCATATGGAAAAAGCACGAGCCTAACGAGAACGATATGCAGGTGGAGGGCTACAACTTTGCTCAGCTTATGGCAATGGGCAAGGCGGCTAAGCTTCCTGACGGCAAGGAGTATGAGAGCCTTAAAGCATACTGCACCGACCTGCTGAACAAGTGCATAAGGGTAGATCTCACGCACGAGGAATGGAACGGCAAGGAGCAGGAACGCATTAATTTTGTCAACCCTACAAAGTATCCTGAGTGCAAGCATAAGTTCAAATCCTCTGCACCGAAGGCGGACAGCTTTGCGACTAAGCAGACGGGCTTTGCAACGCCTAAGACAAATACGCAGGCTGACAGCGCCATAGGCTCCCTTGAAGATTTTGAGGACGTGCTTACAGATGACGGCGTGCCGTTCTGATTTCTGAGAAAAGCGAAAAGTCATAGTGCTTTTGCATAAAAACGCAGATGATATTTTGTGCAAACAAATGATTTATATTTTAATTTGGCAACATTTCTGCAATTGTTGCATTTTTAATGCAACTTTTTGTGTGTTTTTCGGGGATAAGTGAAAGGCTTTGACTTTTCAAAATTTATGTTAGGAGTTGGATATATGTACGAACAAATACCGAAGGAGCTTAAAGCCCTGCCAAACTGGATATGCTGGGACGCTGTGCCTGATGAAAAGAGAGGGAAGATAAAGAAAGTGCCAATAAACGCACTAACAGGCGGAGGGGCTATGTCAAATAACCCCTCTACTTGGTGCGACTTCGATACGGCTGTGAGAGCCTCAGAAAAACATTCGGGCATAGGATTTATGTTCGGTGGCTGTCCATATTTCGGTGTTGACATTGACGGCAAAGAGGAGGAGCTTGAGGCATACCAAAGGGGAGAGAACGGCAACATCATATCTGAATTTATCAGCACCCTGCAAAGCTATACTGAGATATCTCAATCAGGCAAGGGCATACATATCATATGCAGAGGAAAGCTCCCGAAGCGTGGCAGACGTAAAGGCTCAGTTGAGATGTATGAGGACGGCAGATTTTTCGTTATGACAGGCAACTCCTGCTCAGAATATGAGGGTATCGCAGAGTGTTCCGACAGCATAAAGCCATTGCACGAAAAGTACATAGGAGGCGGTCACGAGCCTGTGGCAAAGGCTGTTCCTGCTGTCAGACTTGACACCGCAGACCAGATAATCAAAGCTGCGGCAGGTGCAAAGAACGGAGGAAAATTTGTTTCCCTCTACAGTGGAAGAACCGCAGGATATACCTCGCAGAGTGAAGCTGATATGGCGTTCTGCTCGATGCTTGCGTTCTGGACAGGCTGTGACGCAGAGAAAATGGATATGATATTCCGTTCCTCAGGTCTTATGCGTGAAAAGTGGGACAGGGCGCAAAGCGGTTCGACCTATGGCGCACTCACGATCCAGAAAGCTATTGCCGATTGCGACAAGACCTATTCGCCAAAGTTCGCAGGGGGATTTTCTCTCAACTTCAAGTCGCCCTCTGAGCCGATTTCTGTGGGCGCTGTGGAGCAGGAAGAAGCCAAGCCAAGACTTTATTCATTTGACGATACAGGCAACGCAGAACGCTTTGTTGACCTTTTCGGCGAGCAGGTGAGATACTGCTACACCGATAAACGCTGGCTTTGGTATGACGGCAGAAAGTGGTGTACCGATATGACAGGCACAGTAAAACGCCTTGCAGACAAGGCTGTGGCTTGTATGGCGGCAGAAGCAAAAGTGTACGCTCAACTTGACGCAGACGAGGGAACGGATATGGCGAAAGCCTTTGAAAAGCATATGAAGTCCTGCCGTTCTAACAAATCAAAGAACGCAATGCTAAGCGAGGTCATGCACCACGTTCCTGTTCTGCCTGCTCAGATGGACAGATTTAAAACTGTTCTCAATACCCCTGGCGGAGTTATCGACCTGCGAAGCGGCGGCATATCTCCTCACGACCCTATGACATATCTGACGAAAATGACAGCCGTTGAGTATTCAGAGAATGCCGACTGCCCTCGCTGGCTTGCCTTTCTTGATGATATTTTCAGAAAGGATAAAGACCTTATCAGATACGTTCAGAAAGCTGTGGGATATTCCCTGACAGGCTTGACCACCGAGCAATGTGCGTTCTTTCTATACGGAACAGGACGAAACGGCAAGTCAACTTTCATTGATATCATAAGGGATATTTTCGGGGACTATGCGGCGAATATCCAGCCTGAAACGATAATGGTGAGGAACAGTCAAGGCTCTGCCATAAACAGCGATATAGCCCGTCTGAAAGGTGCAAGGCTTGTGACGAGCGTTGAGCCTAACGAGGGCGTGCGTATCAACGAGGGTCTGCTCAAACAGCTTACAGGCGATGATACCGTTACCGCAAGAAAGCTTTACGGCGACGAGTTTGAGTTCAAGCCTGAGTTCAAGCTTTGGATGGCGACAAACCATAAGCCTGTTATCAGAGGAACGGATACGGGCATATGGCGCAGGATACATATGATACCATTCACCGTGCAGATACCCGAAGAAAAGATAGACCGCAGGCTGAAATACAAGCTGTCGGCTGAGCTTACGGGCATATTCCGCTGGGCAGTCGAGGGCTGTCTGCTGTGGCAGAAAGAGGGGCTTAAAATGCCTCGTGCCGTCCTTGAAGAAGTGAGGGAGTACCGCCGTGAAATGGACGTTATCTCTGCATTTGTTGAGGATAAGTGTACTGTGGGCAAGGGTCTGAGCGTGCAATCAAGTGCATTGTATGCCGCTTATCTCAGGTGGGCAGACAGTGGCAATGAGTATAAAATGTCGAATACCAAGTTTGGACTAGAAATAGCCAAAAGATTTGAAAAAGTAAAAGGCAGAAAGTATAACTATTACTCAGGTCTTACGCTTGACGAACAAATATAGGTGGAGGGTTTACTCTTTTGTGGTGGGTTTCAGGGTTTTTCTAACCTTTCGTATTAGAAAAATAAAAAGAATATATATAAAGAAAGAGTTCTTGAAAAACGGCACAAACCTACCACGACCCTCCGCAAAGGGGGTATCAACCATAAAGACAGATTTCAAAAGAATGTCACAAGAAGAGTTCGCAAGATATGAAGATATGGCAATAGACGGCAGGCTCATTTATGACGAATATCCTGCTGAGGAATATAAGTATTTCTCGCAGTTATCAAGACTTGGCTACAAGAACAGGCACGAGGGGTGGTCAAAAGAGATATGCGAGGACAAGCAGGCAGAATACAAGCGGGAATATCTTCACAGTAAAGAGCGAAACGGCAGGTTCTTCAGACAAGCCTGCATAATGCAGGAGAACATACGCAGAGGGCAGACAACGGTCTGGAAGATAAACAAAACGCAGGACAGGGAAGAAAAGCTCACATACGCATTGCAGGCACTTGAGCTGATACTCTGCGACGAGGGGCTTGCGAAACATAACGGAGCAAACATACCCGAATATACAGGCTGTGAATACTGCAATGGAGTGACAGAGTGGAGCGAAAAGCTTGGAGCGGACGGCAAGGAAGTCCGCTTTGAGTTCTGCCCTGTTTGTGGAAGAATGATCGAGGAGGTACAAAATGACAATACAAGAAAAGATATCACGCTATCAGCTGATACCGAAGCTCATAGCCAATCTTGAAGAAAACAGGGCAAGGATACTGAATGGGAAAGCCGTATGCTATGACAAGAATGACAGTTCGGCAGGAACGCCCGGCAACACGGCTGAAAGCTCAATGCTGAGTTATGCCTGCAAGGGTGAGAAACAAAAGGAGCTGAGCGAAGAGCGTGCAAGGCTCACGCAGGAGATACAGTCTGAGATAGACGAAATGTTTTGCAATGAGGAAGCTGAAACCATAGATACTGCAAGGATAATCAAGCTGTATTTCATCAACGGTATATCGGTGAAAAAGATAGCTCACAACTATATTTTCAGAGATTACAAAACTGTGCTGAGAATGTTTCACAATGGGTGTGAGAAATTAAATATACCACACAAGACCACTCAATACCACTTGCAGGAACGCACATAGTATGATATCATTACAATAGCCAATAAGGCAAGCAAACATTTGCGGACCTCCATAAAAAAGTCCGACGGGGCGAAAGCTCCGTATGCAGGTCGAGAGCGAGCCAGCTTGATATCTGCTCCACCATCTTACATACTCTTTAAATATATTCACAAAGGCGGCTGCATTTTGCGGTCGCTTTTGCGTTGTGTCGCAAAAAGTTCATAAATGTCGAAAACTTGAAGTATTGCATAAAAAAGGCAAAATGATTTTGTGCAGTATAGAAAAATATTATAATTAAGATTGACTTTTGCTTGAATTAGTGATATCATGAGAGAAAATATAGGAAAGTTGGTGAATGTATGCAAGAAACAGTATCAAAAGGTAAGAGCGACAATAGCAATGGATCTGGCTATGACTATAGCGGTATTGAATGTTTTTACGACATCTGTAAAATGGATTATCAATGTCAAATTAATCGTATGGACAAGCTAAACAGTAGGTCATCTGTGATAATAACAATTTTTTTAGCTGTTGTTACTTTTGTGACATCCTATTTCAATCTTAAAGCTATTTTAAATTGTGATATAAAGAGGGGTGTAGACATATTTAAGCTAATTATTGTATTCGGATTGCTTGTGCTTGGTTTACTTTTTGTTACAGCAGCGATTTGTAAATTGTATAGTATAGTTACTCCACACTATTATAAATCAGTTGATACAACTAAATTTTACAAGAACGGTGTAATTTACAAAGACAAAAAGACGATGCTCACAATTTTAAGTGCAGATTTGATCGAGTGTACAGCATATAACAAGGATTTTTTAAACAAAGAGTTTGAGAAATACAGATATGTATGGAAGAATGCACTCATAGGGATACCATGTATAATGGGATCATGTTTAGCGAGCAATTTATTTTTTATGGAGGTGTAGAGAAGTGGCAGACTATGACGCTATTGAAGATGCAGTAAAGAATGGTAGACCGATTCCTAAAGATGCTATTGATTTACCAGAGTCACCAGATTACAGAGGAGACTTGTTTGTTGAAGGTTATATTACATATGAAATAAATACAGATAATACAGACAAGAAAAATAAAAACAATAAATCCGAAGATAAATAGTAATACGGATGTTTTAATAATCACAAGTAATAGAGAGTACAGTCATGTACTCTCTTATTTATTATAAATACAACCGAGGTGAGGTGAATGCCGAATGAAAAGAATTTAATAGTTCCAAGCTCGAGTGAAGCTCGAAAAAATGGTGCAAAAGGCGGTAAAAAATCAGGCGAAGTCCGCAGGCGTAAAAAGACTATGAAGCAGGTGATGGACTTCCTGCTTGAACAGCCTGCCAATACCAGAGCGGACTATGAGTTCCTAGTGGAGCAGGGCATTGACCTTAACAGCCTTGACCCTGACTTCATAAATAATATGCTGCTTGTGAATGCGGCTCTTATGGCAAGGGCTAAGCAAGGGGACGTTGCGGCGGTGAAAGAGCTGCGTGACATTATCCGTGATGACGATATGCTCAAACATAAGATAAAATACGATAACGCAAGGCTCAGGCTTGAAAAACAAAAGCTTGAGCCTGTTTCTATGCCTGATAAGGTGTACAGCGGTATCCCTGCGAGCCTTGTCGCTCCTGCGTTCTCGCCTGTACTGTTCGATATTGCAGAGCAGGAACATTCCGAGTATGTTTTCCCCGGCGGACGTGGCTCGACTAAATCTTCATTCTGCGGTCTGAACGTTATCGACCTGCTGATGAAGAATGAGAATATGCACGTCTGCGTTCTGCGTGCTGTGGCGAATACTCTTAAAGACAGCGTTTATTCTCAGATACTTTGGGCAATATCTGCACTTGGTCTTGATGATGAGTTTGCCTGCACAAAGTCGCCCCTTGAAATCACACGCATTTCAACAGGGCAGAAAATATACTTTCGTGGTGCTGATGACCCGCACAAGATAAAGTCTATCAAGCCGCCTTTTGGCTATATCGGCATCGTGTGGTTTGAGGAGCTTGACCAGTTCGGCGGTGAAGAAGCTGTGCGAACGATAGAACAGTCTGTTATAAGAGGCGGCGAGAGAGCATACAAATTCAAGTCTTTCAACCCTCCGAAGTCGGCTCAGAACTGGGCGAATAAGTACATCAAAGTGCCGAGAACGGACAGACTCGTTACCGAAAGCACTTATCTTACTGTGCCGAAAAAGTGGCTTGGCAAGCCTTTTCTTGATGACGCCGAATTTCTCAAAGAAACCAATCCCACTGCCTATGAGAACGAGTATATGGGCGTTGCAAATGGTACGGGCGGCAATGTTTTCGATAACGTCCTCATAAGAGAGATAACCGACGACGAGATAGCACAGTTCGATAACATCTATAACGGCGTTGACTGGGGCTGGTATCCCGACCTTTACGCTTTTGTCAGAGTGCATTATGCCCCTGCTCAGCACACGCTGTTCATATGGCAGGAGTACACCTGCAACAAAACAAAGAATGTTGATACCGCAAAGCATTTGCTGGAGCTTGGTATCACGGCAAACGATCTTATCACCTGCGACAGTGCAGAGAATAAGTCTGTTGAGGATTACAGAGCATACGGCTTGCTTGCGAGAGGTGCAGAGAAAGGTCCTAACAGCAGGGAGTATTCATATAAGTGGCTGCAATCTCTGCGAAGTATCGTTATAGATAACAAGCGTTGTCCTGTGGCTTGCGAGGAGTTCATCAACTGCGAGTATGACAGAGATAAAGAGGGCAACGTTATAAGCGGCTATCCCGACGGCAATGACCACGTTATCGACGCCGTTCGGTATGCAATGGAAAGAGTATGGAAAAGGCGGGGTCAGTAAGCTATGGGCATTATTTCAAAAATAAGGGAGTGGATAAGCAGAATGCTTTCAAAGTCAGATATAAAGGGCGTTTACGGTATTGATATCGCCGTGACGGACAGTATGATAAGATCTATCGACAAGTGGGACAGAATGTATGCAGGTAATGCAGCACCCAAGGGAGTTCACTCTCTGCGGCTTGAACAGGCTGTTGTGAGGGAGTTTGCAAACACGGCTATCAATGAAATGACCTTGAAAGTTTCCAATGATAAACTTGATGCCATAATGAAAAACGCCCTTGAAAACCTCAACAAAAATCTGCAAAGAGGTCTTGCAACAGGAGCAATGATAATAAAGCCGTTGGGTGCTGATAAGGTGCAGTATGTTCCGCAGTCGCAGTTCATTCCTGTGGAGTATGACGTGAACGGCAGGCTTATAAAGGTCATTTTCCCTGAGATAAAACGCATGGGCGATAATGATTACCGTATAAGGCTTGAATATCACGCTCTGGACTATGAAAAAGGGCTGACTATCACAAACAGGGCTTTTCGCTCCAATGACGGCGTGTCTCTTGGTGCTGAGATACCTCTCACGGCTGTTTCAGAGTGGGCAGAGCTTATCCCTCAGATAGCCTATCCACTTATGCTGCGACCCTCTTTCGGCTATTATGTCAACCCTATCGACAATACAGTTGACGGTTCACATTCAGGCGTATCAGTGTTCGCAGGTGCGGAAGAAGTCATAAGAAAAGCTGATATCCAATTCGGCAGGCTCGATTGGGAGTTTGAATCTGGGGAGCGTGCCATAGACGTTGACGAGGCTGTGTTAAGACCTGTGACAGACCCGTTCACAGGTAAGAAACGTGCAGAAATGCCAAAGCTCAATGAACGGCTTTTCAGAGGGGTAAATGTGTCGGCTGGCACGAGCGGTGACTTTTATCACGAGTTCTCACCGCAGTTAAGACAGGCTGATTTTATCGCAGGACTTGAAGAATACAAGCGTGAGATAGAATTTGCTGTGGGGCTGTCCTATGGGGATATCTCAAACCCACAGACAGTTGATAAGACGGCAACGGAGATAAAGTCCTCAAAGCAGAGAAAGTTTGATACTGTCACGGCGATACAGAATAATCTCCGTGTCTGCCTTGAAGACCTCTGCTATTCGCTGGCGTTTTATAATGGGCTTACTCAAAGCGGTTATGAGCTGTCTGTGAACTTTGAGGACAGTATCCTTGCAGATGATGAAACAAAGCGTGCAAGCGATCGTCAGGACGTTTCTATGGGCATTATGCCACTTTGGGAATACCGAATGAAATGGTATGGTGAGGACGAGGAAACGGCTAAGAAAATGACCTCCGACAGTACCGCAGAGGTAATAGAATAATGCTCAAAGCAAGCGAGATAGAGCGAGTTTCAATGGTGCTTGACAAGCCACTGCGTGACCTTGAAATGCAGATAATGGAGGATGTCGTCCGCAGGATAAAGATAAACGGCGAGATAACACGTTCGGCGGATTGGCAGATATACAGGCTTCATGAGCTTGGAATGAGCAAGCGTGAGATAAAGAAAGCCATAGCCGATAACCTTGACCTCTCCAAAGCTGAGATAAAAGAGCTGTACAATGATATCCTGCAAAAAGGCTATGAATGGGACGATAGCATATATAAGACCAAAGGCAAGGCGCGGATACCCCTTGAAGAAAATGAGGGCCTGCAAAGGCTGCTGTCGGCTGTATCGGAGCAGACTTCGGGGGAGCTTAAAAACATATCTCAGTCACTCGGATTTGCAGTAAAACAGCCTGACGGCAAACTTAAATTCACGCAGGCGGCTGACTTTTATCAGCAGAGCCTTGACAACGCCATAATGGGCATAGCAAGCGGAGCGTTCGATTACAATACGGTCATAAAGAAAGTCATTTCGGATATGACGAACTCAGGTCTTCGCACTGTGGACTATGCCACAGGCTGGAGTAACAGGGCAGACGTAGCCGCAAGGCGTTCGGTAATGACAGGGCTTTCACAGCTAACCGCAAAAATGAATGAGGAAAACGCCAAAGAGCTTGGCACAGACTATTTTGAAGTCACTTGGCACAGCGGAGCAAGACCCTCTCACCAAGAATGGCAGGGCAAGGTCTACAGCAAAAAAGAACTTGAAACTATCTGCGGTCTTGGTACTGTGACAGGTCTGTGCGGAGCGAATTGCTATCACGATTATTACCCCTTTATCCCCGGCATATCTGAGCGTTCCTATACAGATGAGGAGCTTGCGCAGATGAATGCAGAGGAGAACAAGCCTGTTAAATACGGCGATAAAGAGTACACAAAGTATGAAGCTTTACAGCGGCAAAGAAAGCTTGAAACTGCAATGAGAGCTCAGCGACAGAAAATACATCTTCTTGAAGAGGCAGGTGCTGATGAGGAAGATATCATCAACGCACGCTGCCGATATCGTGGCACTTCCCAGGAGTATACAAGGTTTTCAAAATCAATGGGTCTGCCCCAGCAGAGAGAGCGTGTGAACGCAGACGGATTAGGGAATATGGGGGTGGGGAAAACCAAGATAGACTTGACGCAAAAAGATTATAGTGATATAATTGATATGAAAGGTAAGATGTCTGATATAGACGTGCGAAAGTGGTATAAACACCACAACAAAAATATCCCTCAGCTTATCGACAAAAGCAAGTCTATTGAAGAACAGGCAAGACAAGCTTGTGAACTGCGTAACAAGTATCGCTTTCAGGCAAGAGAGTTAATGAAAGATCAAAAAGCTCGTAAAACCCTTGACCAGACCGAACCTATCATTTCTTTTGAAGACTTGGTGTCAAATAAAATGGTACGAAAAAACATGAGCAGAGAAGAAGCTGTAGCAGACACTTTGAAGACCGCTGTAAAAACACGAAGATCAGTAGATAAAAGGTATGGATTGGATGATAAGCAATGAAAAAATATGAATACAATATTTGCACGGCTGCGGACAAAGAAATTTTTGAAAAGCAATGTGCGGCATTGGAAAAGCATATCCCAGGCATTGAACGGTCCGATATGCTGACAGATGTTGACGGCTCACAAACGCAGATATATGAATTAAACGGAAAGAAGATAATCGTACACAACAGTTATTATATAGACGCTGTGTACATCGATTCAGAAGTTGAACTTACAGAGTATTTCAAATGATAATTTTACCGCTTGACTAATGTCGGGCGGTATTTTTATACCCAAATATCGGAATTAAGCACCTTACCGGGTGCTTTTTTCATACCATTTCGTCCTTGATATGACGTTAAACTGTCAGACTTTCACACCGCAGACAGAGCGGTATATAAGCTATGTAGAAAGGACAAACATATGAAAAACATTTTTGAGATCCTTGCCGCTCTGGGTATCGTTATCCCTGAGGACAAGAAACAGGACATCACAAAACAGGTGGCAGAAAATTATAAGACTGTGGCTGAGTTTGAAAAGGTGAAAAGCCGCCTTGAGGTGGAGCGTGATAACTATAAGGACAGCCTTGATACCGCACAGAACTCTCTCAAAGAATTTGAGGGCGTGGACGTCAAGGAGCTTAACGGCAAAGTCGCACAGCTCACCGCTGACCTTGCTAAGAAAGATACCGAGTATCAGGCGAAGATATCTGATATGGAGTTTGACGCTACCCTTGATAACGCTATCTCGGCAAGCAAGGCAAGAAACGTCAAGGCTCTTAAAGCTTTGCTTGATGTGGAAACTCTCAAAGCTTCCAAAAATCAGGCTGAGGATATCAAGACGGCTATCGAGAACGTGAAGAAAGATAACGATTATCTTTTTGAAAGCTCCGAGCCTATCAAGAACCCGGTTGCTCCCACAGGTACGCCTGCCGCAGGTGAAGTGAGCAAGGAAACCTTTGCGAAAATGGGGTATATGCAGAGGTTGGAACTTAAACGAACAGACCCCGAAAAATACGAACAGTTGAAAGGATAGGATATTATGAAAATGACAAATGGCATTAGAATTTCTATGCAGTATTTCGCAGAGCCGACAAAGATCACCGATCTTATCGATCCTGAGGTAATGAGTGATATGATCGACGCAAAGATAGAGTCTAAGATAACTGTATCTCCCTTTGCGAAGATAGACAGAACGCTCGTTGGCGTTCCCGGAGACACTATCACAGTGCCGCAGTACAAGTATATCGGCGACGCAGTTGATGTTGCAGAGGGCGTTGAAGCCGAAACTGTCAAGCTTGAAACAGACTCCACTCAGGCTAAGGTAAAGAAAGCCATGAAAGCGGTGGAGATAACCGACGAGGCTGTTCTCAGCGGCTATGGCAACCCTGTAGGTCAGGCGACTTCACAGCTTGCGATGTCTATCGCTTCTAAGGTGGACGCAGACAGCATGGACGCACTTATGAAAGCTCAGCTCATCTATGACGGCTCGGCTTCTGCTATCTCTTACAGCGGCATTGTTGACGCTGTTGACAAGTTCAATGAGGAGCTGAACACCGAAAAGGCTATGTTTATTAATCCTCATCAGAACTCACAGCTTAGAAAGGACCCGAACTTCATTTCAGCTGATAAGTATGACGGCAATGTGATCATGACAGGCGAGATAGGCAAGATAGCGAACTGCCGTATCGTTCCGTCAAAGAAAGTTTCACTTAACGAGGCTATCCCGGAACAGTATGTGAGAGTTGACAGCGATGCAGAGGGTGCAAAGGAAGTCGTTGCGGACAGCACAGCTTCACCGACTGCATCACAGATAAAGCTCGGCTCAGTAACGCCTTGTGCAGATGGCTACACTCCAAAGGTGGGTGACTATGTTGTAAAGAACGCCGCTGTTAAGGCTGGCACTTTCTACATATGTCCTATCATCAAGCTCAACGCTGATACTGAAACAGATGACGAAACATCAGCTCTGACTATCTACCTCAAGCGTGACACCAACGTTGAGACCGAAAGAAAGAGTACAAAGCGCTGCACAGATATATCTGCTGACAAGCATTACACTGTGGCTATCTCAGATCAGTCAAAGGTAGTGCTTGCAAGATTCAAGAAGTAAAGAGGTGCGGCAGTATGAAAGCATATGCAAGCGAGAGCTATTATATAGGCGTTTATCTTTGCGGCAGAGAGCCTGACATATCTGCCGCTTTTGACTTCTATGCAATGCAAGCCACAAGCCTTATGAAGCAATATACCCTTGACAACGTTGACGAGAACGATATCCCCGAAGAAGTGAAAATGTGCTGCTGCGAGCTTGCGGAGAATATCTTCAAGGCAGAGCAGGAGGGCGGTACTCAGGGGGTATCTTCCGAAAGCGTTGGGGGCTGGTCAAAGTCATATGAAAGCTCAGATATCCGCAGGCAGAACGCTGACAGAGCCGTTCACGATATCGTGTACAAATGGCTCAGCGGAACAGGGCTGCTTTACAGAGGGGTGAGGTAAATGCTTGCAAACAGCGATTGCACGGTGTATCTTTTCGACAAGCAGACAGAGGGATTTGTGCGGAAGTATGCAGAGAAAGTTTACTGGTGTGAGAATAAGTCGGGAAGTATCGTGAAAAGCGGTATGCAGACCTCAGACAGCACAAGGGTGTATTTCTATGATGATAATGTACCGAAAACCCCTGCAAAGGATATGCTTGTGAGAGGAAAATGCGAGTTTGAGTTCGATAATCAAACGCCGCAGAGCATATCTGAGAGCATGAAAATGTTCCGTGCGGAGTATGACTTTGTTACGGTAATGAGCATTGATGATTATATGTTCGGCGGTCTGCCACATATGGAGGTGAGCGTGAAATGAAGATAGGTCAGCCTATGGACAGCAGGGCTATCACTTGGGATAAGTCCTTTGCAGGCAAGTATTCAGAACGCTTTGATAAGGCTCAAAAGTTTATTGACGCCGAGTGCATAAGGCATATGGTGAGGTATACACCTACCCTAAGCACGAATCTAAGAAAGTCTGCCACGAGAGGCACAAAAATAGGCAGCGGCAAGATACAGTATCTTGCACCTTACGCACGCTATCAGTATTACGGCAAGCTTATGGTATCATCTGTTACAGGCTCGGCATACGCCCGACATGGAGAAAAGAAAGTGCTGACGGACAAAGACCTTGTTTACAGCACTTTTAAAGAGCCACTTGCCGGCAAGCTTTGGTTTGAGCGAATGAAAGCCGACAAGAAACAGCAAATACTCAGAGGAGCGGCGGCGATAATGGGAGGCAAAGCGAAATGAACATAATCGAGCTTGTGAAAGATATCTTGCAGCAGTTTCCGAAAATATCGGAGGTCTGCAACGATATCCATATCGACTTTACCGACGATACGCCAACCAATTACGGCTTGTCC